CGTCTTCTTCGTCTTCCTCATCTTCGGCTTTTTTCTCTTTCACCTTCTCGTATCCGGCGAGAGATTGAAGCTCCTTGACAAGCGCCTCGGGCATCTCGTCTTTGAATGAAGCTAATAGACGAAGGGCTCCTGTTGCCGCCGCTGCACCTTTCTCCGAAACATCAAAATCCTTGACGAATTTCGCCAATTCGGATTCTTTGTCTGTCTCGGTTTCTAAGACGGCTTTCAGAATCTCTTCTATATCCATCGAATCCTCCGATTTGCTAATGGGGAACCTCTTCTTTTTGTTGGCTCCGCTTTTTACCAAACTAACCTCGGCTGCATCCAGATCGGTGAGTAAATCGAGTTCTTTCGCCACGAGCTAACCCCCTTTCGGTACCAAATCAATGAAATTCACTGCTGGCATTTGAGAAGGAGATAGAGGTGAACGAATCCCAAAACCTCCCGGACTAAACGCATTGATTTCGCCTTTCTCAAAGGCTTTCCATTCCTCGTCTCCTAGCTTCACTCCAAGCATCCATGACCCCGAATGCACAACGTCATCTCCAAACTTACGCCGATAAACTGAATGATCTTCGCCAGCTAGCGCCTTTTTGTAGTCATCATCAGATGGGTAGTTTTCAACCCAGCTTTCAACCACACGCGCTTTTGCTGTATCGCGATGTTGCATTCCGATTACCATTGGCCCTTGAAGATATTTATGGGCAGTCTCTTCCACAGTGGCAGGAGGAATCCAGTCATCATGAGCATCTGGCTGCGCACCATTTGGTCCGTAAGGATCAACAACAGCAGCATAGACAATTTGCTTAAGTTTGTCGGATTTATTGATTTTGACAAAATCCTCGCCTTTCGCAATCCCAGAACACTCGTTCTCACTTATCACATCAGCGAGATTTTTGTCTTTATCAGAGTTTGTCAGATTCGGCTTATAAATCAGCGTTATCTGATTTTCTCTTGTAGACTCCTTTAATTGTGGGGCCGAATCCGTTACTGTGTCAAGAGATTTTTCTTTGAGCAGTTTTTTGATTCGCTTTAGTTTTCGCGCTATCTCCCCGGAATCACCGTGTTTTTCGACAGCGACCGGGTGCGGCAAGAAAATATCCGCTTTTTCTCCCAGAACTTCTTTTGTCACTTTTCCAAGAGCCACAACGATTTGTGGGTTCATCTCGCGAAGCTCGGCATCCAAACTTTCAACCCATTTTTCAATTTCTTTTCCGCCGACGTCCCTTGTCCGCATTTCAGGGCAAATGTTTCCGAACACAATCTCGTCAAACGACAAACCTAGAGGATCTAGATATTGCTTCATCAAAGACGTATCTCTGGTCCAATCAGTAGACCAATGATCTTGCTTGGTTCCGATGAACGCGATAGGGGCGTTTGAGGGACCCCATAAATGACGTAGAGTCATGTGTCCCTGAATTTCTTTTGCTACCTTCGCCAAATTTGCCGTCAATTCCTGGACGAAAGAGGATTCCTTGATTTCGATTTTTCTCTTTGTCATTTCCTGGAGAACATGCTGGCCAGAAGAAAAAAATCGATCAGTCGACAGCTTTTGCTTTCTTGCCGATTTGTGCCAGCGACCTACCGCCCCCCAAACTTCCTGAAGCTCATCGTCTTTCAATTTCAGGAGACTTTCCGGAGTTAGTTGGGATAAACTGATCCGTTCCAAAGCGTTTGGATTTTCTTTTCGGTGAGCTGCCCGCCCCCCGGCTTTAGGACGTGCTTGCGATCTCAAAGAAGCGTATGCCCAACCTGGTAATTGCTTTTTAGCTAACTGCCAAATTTCTTCAAGGTATTCTGAACTCGGCATCATTCAGCCTTTCTTCTTAATCGTTCCGTGCATCGACAATGTGGATGTGCTGTTGGCCCCATGAAAGTTCCTTGTTCGGTCTCGTAAGGTTCGTCTAAAGGAGCCGTTTCTCCATCGAGAGCAATGCATATCTTGCACCCCGACGGCGCCGTAATCCACACCCTCTCCACCGGTGGCAATAAGCCCGCACCTTCAGCCGACCTCCAAGCGTCTCTTCTCCCCTGGGCCTGCGCAGTAATTGTCTCAGTTCTCGCAATCATCTGTGCTCTTTTGAGAAGCAGTTTTTCCCGATACGCGTCCACCCTTTTCTCGACAAGACTCGCCTTCATCCCGGATTCTAAAAGTAGCTGCCTTCGATTCTCCACCGCCTTCGCCCATCTCTCTGTCAATCCAATATTCTTCTTAACATCTTGGTAGACAACTTCAGCTCGAAGACCTTTTTTGAACCCTTCCTTTATAATTTCTCTAACTACTTCCCGCTGTTGCTCAGTGATGTCCTTCTGAATCAAATCTAAAGCCCGCTTCTCTATCCATTTCGCAGAGTACGGGTTTATCGGAACAACCGGGATCTTCGGCTTCTCTTCTTTGTCGATCAAAGTGAATTGGATGTTCAGCTGGAAGTCTTCCGACATCTCCTTGGCTGCAAAATTGCCGGACTCTTGCACCACAACTGCATAAGCTTCAATCAATTTGTCTTGGAACTTTACCCAAACCTCAGGGATTTTTCTGGCTCCGGCTCTAAAAAAAGGGAAGACGTTCATTACTTCCCGCGTTCGATGGGTTTTCCATGCCTTTTTAAACTCCTTCGCAATCGCAGGAGTTAACATTGATCGAACAACTTCTAAAAATGCCCGAGAAAAGCGCTGTTCGTACTTGGCCGCAATTTCGTACGTTTTTCTTCCTTCCAGAGTAGTAGGAACATTTGTCCGTTGCCACAAAGGCGATCTGCTCCTTTGAGCTTTCAAAATACGAACATATTTGTACTGCTCAACCAGAGACATCTTTTTTTCGTTTTTTCTTTTCGTCGTCATCACATCCGCGACGAATTAGACCTTTCGTTTTCTTACTTTTCTCGAATGTTGTTCCTTCCTCCAGGTCTGGCTGAGGAAGTTTTGCAAACTCTAATAGTTTTCGCTGGATGGCTTCGTCCTCTACAGGCAATTGACCTGCAGTAGCCAGCGCTTGGATGTAAGCTCCTATTTCATCAAGCGGCGGCGACTCAACATCCCCATGAACTATCTCTGGGTACAAATCTCGAGGTACCCCGTTCAGCTTCATCAAAGGATCGACGGCAAATCTGTTGAATGTCGCAGTTATCGTATCCAGAAATGCGCCCAGGGCCACTGAAAACAGATTTGTTTGGCTGGACGCTAAAGCGAATGACCCCACATTTGACATTCCTAATTGAATGAATTGGGCAACCACACTCTGAAGAATGCCGATTTTATAGTCGGTCTTCACCGCAGTTGTGTCGATTTGTCTGCGGCCGCCCGTGCTCAACAACTTCAACTTAAATCCCGTTGACTGTCCGTTTCTGTCTACCTCCGAAGGAACAATCGCATATTCTCTTTCGTCTCGTTTAAGCTCGCCGAGCATTTTCTGTAAATCCGCCAAAAGCGCTGTCTGGTTTGCCGGAGCATCGGTCATCAACATCTCAATCGGAACCTCCATAGTAACCAGCCCGGTCATGTCTCGTTCGATTCCGATAGCCTCGATGTTGCTGATTCGCTTTAGGAAGAAGTAGTCGACGACCGCATTTCGAAAAATTGAACGGCCTTCGGGATTGTCTTTGGTCGACTCTGTGCGAAATAAAACTGATTTGACTAATGGGATAAATGCAGATTTGCCGTCCTCGGTGCACTGATGCATTCCGAGCAGCTCGTCGTCTTCGCCGAATTCCCACCGATCTCGAGTATCCTGGGCCCGCAATGCGAGTTTTTGCCATCCAATTAGGCCGTCGTCGTGCTTACTTTTGGTGGTTTTGTCTTCGCCTTCTTCGCCACGGCGAATTTTATAGACGAGCTCAAATAGTGCCCATCCGTAATCCAAAAAGGACAGAACTTCGGAAACGAAGTCCTCGAACGTAATAGACATATCGAAAAGACACGACTCCAGGAATTCGCCCCATCGAGCAGCTTCTTCACTCGAATCGGCAGGCTCGACGCGCCATTCCACTTGGCGAACCAGCGCTTTGATGATGAAGCGAATAGCCCCTATAGCCGAATTGTTGTCGCTCATCTCTCGATAAAGCTTTGGCCCATACTCTCCGCGGAGTTTCGGATGCCATTCTTCATCGATGACTCCC